ATCTAAAATAATTAGTACACTAGCTACCCTACCTGCCGATACTTTAAGAAAAGCCATTAAAGAGAAAGACAATATATTCTATGCGAAGTTGGCATTAGAAGAAAATTTAAGAATGAATACGAAGCTTGTAAAAATACCTAAAGGTATTGTTGATAACGTAAGAAAGAAAACTAATTACTTCTATAAAAAGAAGGTACACGAAAATAAGGTAAAAGATGGTCGGAAAGCCAAGACAAAAAATTTTCTGTCAAGGAATAACAAAGACTCATAAACGACCTTGTTTGATGAAAGGGTATTTATGTGCTAATGGTAAGTACCTTTGCAAATACCATGGCTCACAGAATTTATTAGGATTTAGAAAGGGAAATTACAATGACGAAACAAGAATTAGACAGCTCAAAGGACTATACCAATTCAGAAACAAAACCCATGAAGAAGTCAGTCAATACTACTACGACAAAGTCAAACCAAGAATTGCAGCTAATCAAAGATCAAGATATTTTCATAAGCAATCTTATGCAAGGAAGAACTCTTACGGAGTGCATTACAGACAAGAAAATAAATCAACAACAGATCAGCTTTCAGAAGTTTTACGCAATCTTAAAAAAAAATCCTGAGCTTGAAAGTAGGATATTAGAGGCAAGAAAAATTGGTATTCAAACTTTGATTGATAAGCTCATGCAGATATTTCAATACCAAGAAACCAACGATCCTAATTCTATTCTGTTTATACGTGAGAAAACAAAGTTTGTTCAATGGGTAGCTGGTAAATTAACTGATCTTTATTCTGATAACAAAGTCCAAAACATTAAGACTGATCAACGTATGACTATCACGTGGGAAGATACCCCTGATCTTATTGATGTAGGAGCAACTGATGTTACCCCTACACCACCAAAGGAATAGTTAATAATCTTGTTCTATTTTAAAAGATACTTCGCAAACTGTATTATATCCATTATGTTTTTCTGAATTAAACTTTAGGATTTCATACAATGCTCCAAGATCATAACAATGTTTATCTTCATAAACAGTTTTCTTTGTGATCTTAGGTGTCTTATACTTGATCGTCTTTTTTTTTTTATGATCATAGTAGTCGTCATCTGTTGTAACAGCTACTATCTTTATGTCTTTATATGCCAACATAGTTTCCCCTTTCTTTTGTTTTTATAATGAGTATAAATAACACCCTTTACACTCAATATATTTAGTATTGTTAGCTTAGCTAACTCCTCTAAATTCTTAGTCCCAACCTTTTGAACGTCTGTATTTTTTCCAATAGTCATTTTTCTTTTTATCCTTCCATAGCTGCCAACCCATGACAACAACAAAAGTAATTATTAATAATATTAATTGTTTCTCGCTACTCATATTTTACTCCCATAAATATTCTGTTTTATATTTTCCTGTTGTGTCAATGGTTGCAACAGCTTTTATTTCTAACATACTCTTGTTGTGTAAAAGAGTACCTTGAATCCATTTAGATTTATTTTTTGCAGCATATCTTAAAGCAAGATTTTTTGTTTTAAAAAATCTAGTGTAAAATCTTTTCGGTAATTTACCTCTGTCAAACATTTTACCTTTTCTCAATAGTTGCCAATAATAGCTGCCAATATTTTTATGCCTATTACCTCCCCAAGTCATTTGTCCCCCTTATCTTTATTGTTTTTCTCATCTATGAACTTCATAACATGTGAACCTAAACGTATGCTGTATTTAAATGGGTTCATAGCGGACCAATTATCTTGTGGATCGTTGTTAGATAAATCAACTCCGCCTTGATTAAAGGTCTTACATTTTTTATTCTTCATGTAGTCAATGAACCATTGAGATAGTTTATTTCTCATCTTCCCCCCTCATTATTTGGTAGTTGTAGCATAAACTTTATGCCGAATAAGATCATAATACTAAGACCAATCCATGTGTGAATGTGTATAGCAATGATCAATCCTAAAAACATAGTCGCAAAACATAATGCGAAGTATATAGCTTGTATCATTTTTCCCCCTCATTTTTTAATTGTCCTAAATATTCGGGTGCTGCAACTAAAAATGGTTCTACATATTTAGTTTTTACGCAACCTTCCTCAATTAAGTAATTGTATGCTTTCTTTTTTTCTTTAACATCATCCAAATATATTCTGATAATGTTTTTATGTGGTCTAGTTATTATCATATTATCCCCTTGTTAAGTTTATATTAGTTATATTTACCATATTGTCAATAGTATTATGCAACATCTTTATAATATTCCTCATCCATCATATAAAACATATCAGGATCAACTTTAAAGAATTTATAATTAGTCATTCCACCCCTTGCATCAGCTCCATTATGAATACAAAGCGCAATTATATCATTTTGATACAGTTCACCGCTTGAGATCCATTGAATATCTTGCGATAAACAATTATCAAAATTATAAGTATATGTGCAATCTGCCTCTGTCTCAGGATATATATACTCATTCATAAAATCCTCCACATCAGCTATAATGTGTGATCTGCCATTTGGATTATCAAAATAATGATACTTATCTTCATTAATCCAATCATTAAATTGATTGGTTAATTTAGGAAGATATGTACAGCTTTCATTTAAGTGATGAAATAAAGACTTTGTAATTATATCATCATCCTTAGATATTTCAGGTTCATTCTGAAAATCTTTAAATGTTTTTTTTTGATTAAGTTGCCAGTGTCTACCATTTTCACCGCCACTATCTAAAAAATGCTTACCAGTGTTTTCAGTTAGCATCTCATATATTACTTTACTTGTTTTATTTGTCATTGTTTCCCTTTTGTTTGTTGTTTTCGTTGTCATAGCCATATTGGTAAACTAATAAATATAAAATACAAGTATATAAGTGTTCATAATGGGTCAAGATATTAGTGTGATATAAATGCAACTGTGGTATTTATGCAACATGAAGTTTATTTATAATATTAAAGATGAGCAAGGGAACGAGCAAACACTTCAAGCGATGTCTTACAAAAAACTAATTAAACAATTAAACAATAAATTTAACGAGGGTCAGATTATATCTGTAAAGTATCAGAATAAAAAAGGTCATGACTTATTAAAATATATTAAGATTGAAAAGGTTGAATAGTTGTGTTTCTAATCTTACAACGAACCCCGCAATCTCTCGCAATATGAGCAACGGACACAATTAGAACACAATCTATTACAGAAATGGTGTTCCGATATATGAATACTATCGGTAATCATAAGTTATCAATAGTAATATTAACAAGATGTTGCCATATTTTATGTTGCATACCCCCCATATACCCGACAATGTGACCGCATTTTATTATATATATATACATGGGACTCGAGGACACCCTTACAGAGACAGCCACTTATTCACTTTGGCAGACCATCCTTTCATTATTGGAATAATTACTATATGTAGTAGTATATGTGGAATTACATACAAGATGATTTAGACTCAATAGTTTACATTGATCCAAAGAAACACACTTTGGTCATAAAGATATTTGGCTTTCATAATAACGAATCAGCTGAGCTTTATGCTAGTTATGCTATGAGCTTAATGAATTTTGAATATGGTAGCTTAGGTCAAGATATGCCTAGTAAACTAATCCACTAAAAGATTATGCAGATTAAAATACCCTATACGCCAAGAAAGCATCAGGCTTTTCTTCATAGAGAAATATCAAGGTTCAGATGGAATGTATTAGTTTGTCATCGAAGGTTCGGCAAGACTGTGTGCATGATTAATCATCTTATACGTTCTGCCTTATTATCGAAACAAAAAAACCCAAGATTTGCCTACATTGCACCAACATTTAAACAAGCTAAGTCAATCGCTTGGGATTACATGAAACAGTTTACCGCCAAGATTCCGCACACCAAGTTCAACGAAACAGAGCTACGTGTAGATTTACCTAATGGCTCTCGTATTACTTTGCTAGGCTCAGAGAACTCAGATGGTTTGAGAGGTATCTATCTTGATGGCTGTGTGATTGATGAGTATGCAAATGTAAACGAAAGATTATTTCCTGAGATTATACGACCAGCACTATCCGATAGAAAGGGGTACTGTGTTTTTATTGGGACTCCGCAAGGCATGAATAATAATTTTTATGAACTCTATCAACACGCACAAGGAGCAGAGGATTGGTTTAACTATAAAGCTAAAGCATCAGAAACTAAAATTGTAGATGAGGAGGAGCTTACCAAAGCGAAAGAGGTTATGGGTGAGAAGAAGTATCTACAAGAGTTTGAATGTGATTGGATCGCAAACATAGAAGGTGCGATCTACGCAGATGTGTTGGCGGATTTAGAAAACAAAAAACAGATTGCACGTGTACCCTATGATCCTAGTTTACCCGTATCGACATCATGGGATTTAGGAGTCTCAGATCATAGTAGTATTATATTCTATCAACAGATAGGTAGAGCTATCAATATTATTGACTACCATGAAGAGAGAGGTCAAGGTTTACCTCACTATATTCAAATGATCAAAGATAAAGATTATGTTTATAAAGATCACTATGCTCCGCATGATATAGAAGTTACTGATTTTAGTAATGGTAC